ACGAAACGACATATCATATAACCATAATTGAAATTGTGATAGCTTATAAACAGATACATATAATGTCGTAATATTATTTGCAAACGGATTGAAATTAAGCATAATAGAACCACCTGATGCGTCTGGAAAAGAGTTGTCTAAATATGGGGATGTAGTTGAAGTTATTTGTGAATTTGTTTTATTTCCACTTGTTGAAGTACTGTTAACTACTACACGTGTTCCTCTATGAGTTTCATTCGAATTCGGATGAAATCGTAAACGAATTGCCCCAATATTTACAGATTCTGAAAAAGTTATTTTAAATGTATAAACACCGCCATTTGAACTACTCCAATTATTTGGATTATAATCATTTGCAGTTCCAGATAAATCCGAACAACTATTATTCGTATTAGACGGATTAAATCTCGTAGAATCTCTATCATCAATAATATTTGCTAAATTTTCACCAGCTACAGATAATGCAGGATTACTTATAAAATTGTTCTGATTAACTGTCCATAGTAAAATTTGAGAAATTTTACTTCCAGGTATAAAAGTTCCAGCTGCATCACGTAAACCCCAACGACCAAACCCCATTTCCTCAACAAGAAGAATTCCTATAGTGAGAGCTGAAAGAAAACACTGTAGGAAATGCGCCATCCACAAATGCGCGTAGACACCCATCCATCCGTCTCATCCCACTAAGTAGGTATGGCCTTACAGACCAATAATGGAGGTGCGCTCTATGAGCTGGTCGCCCGTGGTGTAAAAGACTCGTATTTCTTTGAAGATTCCACCACGGCGGCGAATCCCTTCAGTTGGAGTTATGAAAAATATGCGGCGGTGAGCACGGAGACCCGTGTCGTGCGACCCTATAACGCCGCCGGATTCAGCCGTGTTCTAAATATTGACCTGGACGTATACGGGGACATCCTCCAGGAAGCCTACATACGCGTCAAGCTCCCCAGCTGGGTCCCGCCCGCCTACCGAGCTGCCGTGAAGCGGGGATTGGTTAGAGATGCCTCAGGATCAGGCTTAGGCTTAGGTGCTATTGCAACCGCTACCGCTTATGGCTACACCTCCGCCATCGCCTACATGCTCTTTGAGAAGATTGAAATCCTTCAGGATAACATAACACTACAGGAAGTGACCGGCGACGCCCTCTATGTGTCGTCCCGTCATACCAATTCCTATAGTGCTCACCATTTGACGGATTCCCTGACCGGTGTATATGACGAGACCGACACCCTGAAAGTCCAGCGTTCTGTGGATCCAGACCGTGAATACATTCTAGAACTCCCTTTTATACGGAACTTTCCTCTTGTGGCGTTGCGAGGGCAGCGATTCCGAGTCCGGCTCACGCTGCGGGCACTAGAGGACCTGGTGATTTCCACGGACCCCTTGAAGCCAAAGCCACTGCCGTGGACCGTACCATTGTTTGCATATCAAACATCAGATGCTTCAGGTACATTTACCCCCCTCCCTCTCCATGAGCTGGACCCACCGTCTATCACTATAGAGATGACACAGGTCTACTTGTCCAATGAGGACCGTGAGGCGCTGGCGGGGGCAAATTTCCTGATTCCTTATCGGCGGTACATTTCCTATAATCATTTCAACTTTGGGCCGGCGACATATGCGTCCTATGATAATCAGCCACCGACTGTACCTGCGGCGGTGGTGAACTATGATGGCATTTATCATGTGGACCGGATTCTTCATTGTATTCGTTCTGCTCGGAGCCTGGAGCTGAATCGGCGGACGGCCTATGACAATTCAGGGGGATTCTTTATTGCTGGGCTGCAGTCTGCATATGGTTCCACTGTGCGGGACCAGTCATGGGGCCCGTTGGTTCTGAATAAGTTAACGCAACACGCACATGCAGAGTATACGAGTGAGGCCAAATTCTTCATACAGAACTATGGCCTGGGCGCTGGCCATGCATCAGGCCGCCCATCAGCTTTCGGTCGTAGAGCGCCATCGCAGACCTATGTACCTCCCGCGGGTCTGAACTATAGTGAAGCAGTGGAACCGAATGTGCGCGTGACATTGGAGGATATCCAGCGCGACTTTTACAACAACTGGAAGGTGGCCGCATATGACATTGTCCTAAACGCCACTGCGTATTATGCAGTGGAGAAGGGTCGCGGAGGGCTAGCGTTCTTAAATTAGGATAGCACCAGCGTTCTTGAATTAAGAAAGACGGCGTTTTAATTATATAATTTATAAAAGTATTCACTATAGGGAATTGATTCTTATAATGAATAAAGATCAGAGTCCAAAGAGTCCACGCGGTGGAATTGGGCAGCGAAGTAGTACAATTGGCCAGCGTTCGCTCTTGGGTCAGCGAGCATCGTCCGGTCCTGCCAAGCGAATACTTCCTATAGATAAATCAGCATCAGCGCAAGCGCCAGTGCAAGGGCAAGCGCAAGGCCAAGGACTTGACCCAAATGACATCCGTATTCAAATGGGCTTAACAGCTGATGCGACAGCATTACTCAATGAAACAACATCGGAATTTCCGTCAGCGTTGGATAGTCGGTATCAAACAATGGCACACTCTTCATCTGATTCTGCGTCCGTTGGAAGTGAAGAGAAACCAGGACAAGTATCGCCGCCACTACCGCCCCCACTTACACAGGCCGACATACATGCATTACAGGGCCTGGGGTCGCCGCCACCGAAGGTAATTTACGGTTCCTATTATCAAGATTTCAAGATGTTTCGTCAGTTCAAGGATGAAATAGAGAAGGTTTTTGTGGATGTTCAGAGTAATAAGTCCGCTGCGCTGGATATTATTGCGTCATACTTACGTGGCCAGAAAATTATTTATATTGAGGCCAAGACGCATTGTGAACAGAGCCTGTATTTGCTGATGTTTCCCACCATTTTCATAAGTTCCTTATTGACTGTCTTGAGTTTAGCACTAGAGCAGATTTCCTTTGGGCATTTGATTGTGAGTGGATTCGGTGCCTTGAATACGTTCATTCTTGGCCTCGTGAGTTATTTAAAGTTGGATGCAAAGACGGAGGCGCATAAGACGACGGCTTATCAGTTTGACAAACTCCAGACCCAATGTGAGTTTTATTCAGGCAAGACCTTGTTTTTCAACGATACTGACACTATAGGAGTTGTGGAGGATGTGGAGAGCAAAGTGACCGAGATTAAGGACAACAACCAGTTTATTGTACCTGAGTCGGTGCGGTGTCGGTTTCCTGTGCTGTATAGTACGAACATTTTCACGGAGGTGAAGAAGATTGGGATTAAGGAAAACCTAGTCAAACATCGGCTCTGTATTGTGTATGCGGCGTTGGACCGGCTTCGGTCAGGGGGGGAAGGTGATGATGCGGATTCGGTCGTACTTATGGAGGACATGGGATCTTGCACTATAGAGAATTTGGAACAGCGGAAGAATGATTACATGGCGGAGTATTTGGATATTCAGAAGGAATATTTGGAACTGAATGGTGAGCTAAATAAGGAGATTGGCGCACAGCTTCGGCGGTCGCAGGCGTCATGTGGGATGTGTCGGTGGCTCAAGACCTGAGCGCAAGCGAGAGTCTGCCTATCAAGACTTGAACAGCGCAAAGCTGGTGCAAAGGCGTGTAAATGCCGCCCCAAAAAAGACCCGCATCTATAGCAGGTATAGAGGCTCCCGCCGCTCCCATGAATTTTGATTGTAAGGTGCCATTAGCCGATAAGACGACTGTAATAGACGCAATTGACCGTGGGGAATTGGATGACTACATTTTCCCCGCCGACATACAAACATCGCTTTTTTCGCCTGAGGTGAAGTCGGCTCGGTCTCTTCCCTTTAGTACATCGGTGGACGAGACGGTGGCGCGTGGCTCACAGACTTTTGGCGGAATAGCGACATTTGACATTGATAGTCGGTCCTGTGGCGACCTCCTTATGCAGGCCTATGTCAATGTTGAATTGGAACATTGGCTTCCAGAATATATTCGCGCCGGTCTGAATACTGGTCACCTTATCTACATGGACAACTCTGGCGAGCCGGCCTGGACCTATGTTAATTCCATGGGCACGGCACTTATTGAATGGGCCTCTCTCCAAGTGGATGAATACGAGCTGGAGCGCATTGATGGCGATTATTGTTATGCATACGCCTCACTTTATCCATCACGTAATACACAATATGGTGTGAGTACGGATGCCCTCGGTGTGTTTCCCGCGTCGTCTATGGGACAGCCACGCATTTTTCCCACGCTGAATGGCCGCCTGTCCTGTGTCATTCCCTTCAGCTTCGGCCGTGCCCGTCGCTCCGCATCATGGCCCCTTGCCTCTGCGCGCGAGGGGTCTGTGCGCGTCGTGGTGAAGTTCCGCCCCTTCCACGAACTCGTCCAACGGACTGACGGGTCAAAGGCGTCATGTACGGACACACCCCTTGGCAAGACCTTCGCCTTCAAACAATATAACCTCACGGACGCATCCGGTTTCAGCTTCACGGCCGCGCTCCAGCCCCCACAACCGAAGCGCATTTCCCTCATTACCTATAGTGCCTATACCACGGGGAAACTACGGAATGCCCTCTTGCGGTCTCCTTATGAAAAACTCTATAGGGAAGTCTACGGATTCCGCTTTCAAGAACCGTTGCGGTATGCTGTGATGAAGACGGCGGATGATATTACGATTCAGTTGCCTCTGGAGTTGAATCATCCATGTGAGGAGCTGTTCTGGTTTGTGCGCCGGCGGGCGGCGGTGGAGCTGAATGAGTGGACGAACTACAGCTCGGTGCCGTGGTATCAGCAGGATGCCGTATATAATCCTGCGGGTCCATTGATGGTGCGTGGGGCATTATATATAAATGGACAGCCGGTGGTGGAAGATGGGGAGGAATACTTTCGTCGTACCCTGGCGCAACATCATAGGGGTGGATATACATCCTATGTTCAGTACATTTATGGATATACATTTGCCGAAGCTCCTGGCCGTCGGCAGCCGAGTGGGCATGTGAACATGAGCCGAGCATCCGATGTTAAATTGGTTCTGACCGTGGCCCCTCCCCAAGCAAGCACTATAGGGTTGAATCAGGTCGGTGGCTCAGTTGAGTGGGAAGTGGTTGTATACGCGCATTGCTTGAATTGGTTGCGGTTTGAGAATGGGATTGTGAATCGGCTGTTTAGCTCATAAGAACGCGTGAGTTTGTAATCTTAGGGGAGGGTATAAAGAAAGTTTACGTATTCTTATATAATTAGACTTTATAAGAATATGATGGGTAATCAACCAGGGAAACAGATGTCATATCCAGCATATGATATTTCTGACTCAGAATCCGATGTAGGACAGGATGTTGTCCAGGATCAGAACCAAGCATTTCAGGATGTAGAAGATCAGGATGTAGATGTTGTAGAAACGCAGGGGGGTGTTTATGTTGAAGAAGCTAAGAAGCGTCGCCGTCGTCGTGGCCGGCGTGGAAAGAAGGATGTCCCAGTTCAAGTAGTAGAGGAAACCACTCCTACTGGTCTAGGACTATCCCCCTTTCAGGAGGCTGTGAAAGAAGAGGTTGTTGACTCCATAAATTCTATGTTGGATGTTGATCAGCCTGCGACTCCGCATACAACTGAGTCTGAAAAGAAACCCAAAAAGGAAAAGAAGAAAAAGGTGAAAGAGGAATCAAATGATATTCCTGTTGTCCAATCAAAACCAAAAGAAGAACCAAAGCAAAAACCAAAGCCTGAACTGAAGAAGAAACGAGAACCGAAACCCGTGCCACCTGAACATCTTGTAAAGACAGTTCCACACAATGAACTTACGGAAGAAAAGAAAAAAGAACTCAGTAAAATAA